ATACACGAATAATACTGAGAGCTGCCACCAGCGAAGGCGGGCTTGAAAGCGCCACCGCTAAAGCAGCCTGGTTGGACGAGTGCGGGCAAGATGACTTCGGCATAGGCGCATGGGAAGCGACGCTGAGGCGATTGTCGCTGGAACAGGGGCGCGTGCTTGGCACCACGACCGTCTACAACCTGGGTTGGTTATACACCGAAGTGTACCAACGCTGGTTGGCGGGCGACCCGGACTACTACGTTGAGCAGTTCGAGAGCATCATGAATCCCATGTTCCCGGTTGAGGAGTTCGAGCGGGCGCGCAACAGTTTACCAGCGTGGAAATTCGAGATGCAGTACCGGGGCAACTTCAGCAGACCGGCGGGCATGATCTATGAAGATTACGACGAGCAGATCCACAAGGTCGAACCGTTCGACATTCAGCCTGAATGGCCCCGCTATGTCGGCATCGACCCAGGCGCGGTGAACACCGGAATGATATGGATTGCGGAGAATCCGGAAAAGAAAGTTTATTATGTTTATCGAGAATCGTTGGAAGGCGGCAAGACGACCAAACAACACGCCGCACAAGCAAAGAACCTGGCGCAGAAGGAGAACGTCGTCGCCTGGGCATTGGGCGCGAAGTCCGAACAGCAGCAGCGCTGGGACTGGCAGGCAGAAGGCGTGCCGGTGCGTGAACCTGAGATCGTAGACGTGGAAGCAGGCATTGACCGAGTGATCCGATTATTGAAGGAAAAGCGATTATTCATATTCGCAAATTGTAAGGGTTTACTGGACGAGATAGGACGCTACAGGCGGGTGTTGGATGAATATGGGCAACCGACTGAGAAGATAAAAGACAAAGAGAAATACCATTTATGCGATGCACTGCGGTATGACGTGCAGTTATTTACTGATGAAGGCTGGTTTATGTCATAGGTGAGCTATGAAGAAAGGACAAAGATTATATTTAGAAACCCCGTTCAAATCAACCCTGCTGTGGGATGAGGCAACCGACGCATGGACGTATTACAGCGGAAAACCACAGACGAAGGTATCCGCGTTCTACAATCACATTCCGACTCTGTTCCGTGGTGTGGAGAAGATTGCAGACGCAGTATCTTCAATGCCGTTTGATATATACCGGGGCAAGGGCGATGAACCCGTGGACAGTTCGCAATATTACCAGAACACGGTTGACTTTCTGCCCAACTATAAATACATCTTCGGTATCGTGTCTAAGTCACTGGACCTGACCGGAACGGCGTACCTGTTTCCGAACGAGAACGATGCCGGATACCGGAAGGGTTTGCAGTATTGGGCACCGTCATCCATTGAGCCGATATTCGATGAGAGGACAGGCGAACTGATAAAGTTTGAACGTTCATTGCCGGGTGGCAAAGTTCCATACGAGCCAGAAGATGTGATTTATATGTGGCTGGATGACCCGAACGTTGAAAACGAACCGCCGAAAGCGTACCCGGCGAAGGCTGCAATGCTGGCAAGCGGGGTATTGAATAATCTGGATGCCTTTGTAGCGATGTACTTCAACCGTGGCGCAGTACGCCCGTTTATCGTGAATACGCAGGGACAACCCACACCGGAAGAAGCAGCACGCATGGAAACATGGTTTACGCGCATGATGGGCGGTATTAAGAATGCCTTCAAGGCGAAGGTGTTCAACGCTGATAAAGTTGGCATCCAGCAGATTGGAGACGGGCTGAGCGAACTGCGTGACGTGGAACTGACAAAGATACGGCGTGAAGATGTTGCGATGGCGCTGGGCGTTCCTGCTTCCATCCTGTATGAACAATCAGTAAACCGGGCAACTGCCGAGCAGCACAAGAAAGACTTTTACGACGATTGTGTTGTACCGCGCTGTGATTTCATGCAAGGCGTATTGAATGAGCAATTGTTTGAGCCTGCCGGTTACCGATTGAAGTTCAAACCTGAGACGTTGGATCTATACCAGGTGGATGAGAACGAGCGTAGCGAAAGCGCCGCCCGCATCACGCAGGCGGTGAACACCGACCCACTGGCGTTCAAACTGTCATCCATCATTTTGGGTATGGAACTGAACAAAGAGGCACAGGAAATATTAGATGACTTGATAAAGCAGAAAGAAGAAGCCCGCGAGCAGATGCAGAACAACTTTGACAGCAACGGTGGCAATATGGGCGACCTGGACGAAGGACTGCCGGAGACGCAAGCGCCGATTGGCGGCAGGAATGAGGATCAAAACGAAATGCGGTCCGTGTTGATGCGCTGGCAAAAGAAAGCCCTGCGCAGCATGGACAATAAAGGTACACCGATAGTCAATTTTGAGACAGATATAATACCTGTGGGCGTTCAGGGTGCTATTATCGGCAGCCTGGAAACGTGCGAAACGAAAGACGATGTAAAGAAGATATTCAGTGATATGTGGGTGTGGTCGGGGTATCCGTAAAATGCCAGACTTAGTGAATCGCGATAAGTATGAAAGAAAATACGCACGCCTGCTGGCGAAGTTGCTGAGCGCTTATGGTGGGCATTTGCTGGAGGCATTGGGCGATCCGCCCGACATCGCCAACATCCCGCCGGATTTCTTCGATAACGAAGCGAAGGAAATGTTGAGAGTGCTTGGCCCTTTTGGGGAGCAGGTATATTTGGACGCAGCTTTAGAGTTGATGAAACAGAACCCGGGAATGGGCGTTGATTGGGCGCTCGTCAACCAGCGTGCGGTTGATTGGTCCAGGCAGTACACCTTCGACCTTGTGCAAGGCATCACTGACACCAACCGCAACCTGTTACAGCAGTCGATTAGTGCGTTCTTCGAGCAAGGACAAACACGACAAGAACTGGAAGAACGCTTGCTGCGTTCTTTTGGTCCGGTCCGAGCCGAAATGATCGCCGTCACAGAAACGACCAGGGCATCCGTACAGGGCGAATTGGCGATTACAGAAGAACTTAGACAGCAAGGTATTGAGATGCGCCCCATCTGGCAGACGAATAATGATGACCTGGTGTGTCCTATCTGCGGACCGAAGCACAATAAGGAAATCAAGGACGGCGTTTACCCCCCAGCGCATCCACGCTGCCGCTGCTGGGTGAACCATGAGATAAAGAACTGATGGCTCAAGGAACCGTACACATTGAAGGACTAGACCGGGTGGTGCGCAAGTTGCGCAGCCTGGAGGACTTGAGCGCCTACAAGAACGCATTGAAAGCGGCAGCCGTACACGTCAAGGGCAAGATTGCCAAGTACCCTCCAGCGAGTGAAGCCAACCGACCGAATGAAAGTGGTAGGTGGTACGAACGCGGTTATGGTATGCGCTGGCCGGGTGGCGGTAAAAAGACATCAGAAATGCTGGGGCGCAAGTGGAAAACGCAAGCCCGTGACGGCGGCATGGTGCAGGTCGTTGGAAACAATGTATCCTATGGTCCGTTCGTGCAGGACCGGGACAGTCAGGCGGCGTTCCACAAGCGGCGCGGTTGGTCCACCATACAGCAGGTCGCACAGGAAGAAAGTCGGACGGTCGTCGAGATGGTGGCAAAAGAAGTAGACAAGAAGTTGAGACGGTAACACCACTTGCAAATAATTATCAATATGGTATAATCTTATCAAGTTGACAACACTGTTGTCAGCGACAAACAACAGAATAGCACTGCCCGACAGGATAACCACAGACCGGTAACGATCACCCGGCGGTGAAAAGGAAAGGCAGGAAGCGCACACAGGCGAGGTATCGCGGCGCACTTTGCGGAGAAATCCGCGGGTGCGCCGTTTTTTGTTTAATGACGAATTTTTGGAACTACTACCGGATGTTGAACGATGGATGCGGCAACTCTAAGTTGATTGCTGCGTTCAAGGCGCTGTTTTTGAGCCTGGGTTTGACGGTGCCGGTACATCGGCGCAAGTTGAAGCCGAGCAGGAGGAGACATGGATCTTACCGATAAAGAGCAGGAAGCCATAAAGGAACTGAAGGGCAGCACACCCGGATCGGACACAATCGTTAACCCAGGTCATGCTGTAAAGGCGCTGGGCGATGGGCGCGTAGGCGGCTATCTGGTGCGCTTCACCAATCCTGATGAGCCGGACTTAGAAGGCGATTATTTCGATGCAAGTACCGACTTCGTTTTCAATTTCCCCGGCAAATCTGCCGCCTGGTTCAGTCATGCGCTGTACGCGCAGAAGACCAAGCTAAGCAGTGATGCGGAGCTGAAAGAGGACGAGTTCGGCATCTGGGCTGAAACTGTGCTCGACGAGCGCGACCAGTATGAGGCGTTTATCTACGAGCAGGTCGAGCAGGGAAAGATGGGCTGGTCAAGTGGAACAGCATCGCACCTGGTCGAGACAGAACGAATGGAGAAATCCAACCATATCACCCGCTGGCCTTTGGGGTTGGATGCCAGTTTGACACACATGCCAGCGGAACCACGAAACACAGTAATCCCGCTCAAGCAGTTGAGCGAAATATTACCGCCATTTCCAGAACAGGAAAAACCGGACGAGCAGCCTGCTGGCAACGATCACCCAGCAGGGGGAAACGATCACCCCACCGCAAGCGAGGAAGAACCTGCAATGAAGGCGCAACCAATTATCAATGAACAACATGAGGAGGTATCAGAGATGGACGAGAAAGAAGTTATCAAGACCATCGAATTGACTGAGGACGAACTCACCGGCATCGTTGCAGATGCCGCCTCCACCGCTGCTGCAAAGGCGCTCAAGGAACTGCCAGCTAAGAAAGAACCGCAGATCCAGGTCACAAAAGATGACAGTGAGCAACCTTTCAAGAATGCGGGTGAGTTCTTCAGGGCAGTTGCGAATGCTGCCGGAGGTCAGAAAGACCGCCGCCTGCTCCCGTTGCAGTCCGAGGACGGATATGCAGTACGAGAGTATAAAGCCACCCCCACCGGCGCGAATGAAGACGTACCGAGTGAAGGCGGATTTTTGGTAGGCGAAGACCAAGCGCCCGGACTTATCGAGCGCATGTACGCTGACGGCGAAGTGCTAAACCGCATTTCCTGGGCGAACGTTGGTCCCAACTCGAACGGGTTGGTTATGAACGGCGTTGACGAAACCAGCCGAGCCGATGGCTCCCGCTGGGGCGGCGTGCGCGGTTACTGGGTCGCCGAAGGCGCAACCATCACCGCATCGCAACCGTCATTCCGGCAGATTGCGTTACGGCTGCACAAGGCTGCTGCTTTGTGCTACGCCACGGACGAACTGTTGGCTGACGCATCAGCACTGGAAAGCTGGCTGATGACTGTAGCACCCGCAGAACTGCGCTTCAAGGTCGAGGATGCCATCATCAACGGCAACGGCGTTGGGAAACCAGCCGGTGTGCTGAATGATAGTGGGATCTATGTAGAAATCTCAGCAGAGACAGGACAAGCAGCCACCACGCTTGTTTATGAAAATGTGCTGAAGATGTGGGCGCAGATGTGGGCACCGAGCCGCAACAATGCCGTTTGGTACATCAACCAAGATGTTGAACCACAGCTCAACACCATGAGTCTGGCGGTTGGCACCGCTGGCGTTCCGGTTTATCTGCCTGCGGGTGGAGCATCCGGGCAGCAATACGGCACCCTGTTTGGTCGCCCTGTAATTCCGATTGAGTACTGCGCAACACTTGGTACTGCTGGAGACGTAATCCTGGCGGACATGAGCCAGTATCAGGGCATCCGCAAAGGCGGTATCCAATCGGCGTCCAGCATTCACGTCAACTTCACCAGCGCAGAGACAGTGTTCCGCTTCATCTACCGGGTAGACGGACAGCCCTTGTGGAATTCGTACCTGACACCCAAAAGCGGATCATCCAACTATCTCAGCCCATTCTTAGCAGTGGCAACTCGAAGCTAAAGGAGGCATGACATGAGAGGCTATGGACAAGATTTACACATCGTTGGGGTAAAGAACTACTCCGACATCGTAAGCACCGCGACCAACACCACGCACATCAAGGTGACCGGACACCGCGTAACGTTCCTGATTCCGTTTGTGACCATCACCGGCGACAGCGTTGCGGTGACTGTCGAGGAATCGACCAGTGCAGCTACCACCGGCGCAGAGGCTATCCCATTCACATACCGTCTATCTTCGACGGTTGCAGGTGCGGATACCTGGGGCGCTGTGACAACCGCTGACAGCACCGGCGTGGACGTGACTGCAACAGACGACGACAAGATCCTGTTGATTGATATAGACCCGGCAGACATGAGCGAGGACTGCAACTACCTGTCCGTTCTTCTGTCACCTGGGGCGTCTGCTTCGGCAGTCGGCGTTAGTGCATTTGCACTTGTTGACACCCGCTACAAGCAACTTAACCACGTTTCAAGCACTTAGTGGCTGACTAGGGGGAGGCTAACACCTCCCCCACTATCATAATACTATGCGCAAACTTGCTATTGTCGGCACGCACCCGAAAACGCGTGCAGATGCGCCCTATGATGACCTTGAGTGGGACATCTGGGCGTTCAACGAAAGTGCCAGTCAGATGGAGCGCGAGAACAATGAACAGTGGTTGCCGCGGGTGGATGCTATCTTCCAGATGCACGATCGGGCGATCTATTCCAGCCTGCACAACCGGGCGGATAAGCATCACTGGAACTGGATGCAAAGAGAACACGGCGACCTGCGGATCATCATGCAGGACTATGACATGGACGTTCCGAACGCATGGCCGTTCCCGCTTGAAGATATGAGCGATGAACTGCTGGGCGCGTTCCGGCAGGGATTGGAACTGGAGCGGCGTGATTTCTACACGTCATCCATTTCAATGGCGATTGCGCTGGCAATCTACGAACAATACGACTGGATAAAGGTGTTTGGCATCGAGATGACCAGCGACACCGAATATTCCTACCAGCGTGATTGTGTCGCCTTCTGGACGGGCTACGCCCTTGGGCGCGGCATCCTGGTTGACTTCTACGGTGGAGACACCATCTGGGAGCGCCCAATTTACGGTTATGAAGGACAAATCGCCACAGACAGCGAGACGTTGAATAATCGGGCAATCGAACTGCGTGAGGTTGTACTGGAAGCCAGGGAACGCGCCGAGACTGCAAAGAAGAAGTTAAACCGTTCATACAACAATGGAAAACTACCTGATTGCATCATGGAACTTATGAATGCCAATACAGAACTTGGTACTGCGGAAGGCGCCATGCAGGAAATCGTCAGGTATGGAGCAAAGGTATTACCGCTGGAAGAAGAATTCGGCATAGCAATCATTGACCGCAACGAGTATGAAGGTGCGGGCGCACAGGCAAAGAAACAGATGGAGGAGTTCGGGCAGGAAGTTTATCGCACAGCCGGACACATCGACACCATCATCAACGCCTGGATGAACTCCAAAGATCCAGCAGTCAAAGTGAACTTACAAAACGCCATAGATAACCACTGCAATGCCGCATACAACAGCGGCAAAGCACAGGGGATTTATAACGAGAACTTTAGACTGGCGGCAGATATAGACGAGAAGATCAGGGCGGCAGGCGGCGAGAAAGCCGCGGCGCTACTAAAGCACACGGGGAACTACTCCGGTTAAGTCATTGCGACATAGATTAGAGGTGAGAAATGCCTGTAACACTAATCAAATCTTCATGGGAAAGCGGGAACCTTGTATTCAAGCAGACCGTATCAACCGGCGATGCTGCTGTTCACTTTGGTGAGGACGACACTGGTATCGACGTGAAATTCTTTGGTGCAACCAGTGGATCATACGCACTGTGGGACCAGAGCGCCGACGACCTGGTACTGGCATCAGCACAGGTCAACTTCACGGGCGGCGGACAAAATGCGCCGTTCAACTTTGACGGAACCACCACATATTTTGCGGACTTCGCGGCCGCTGGTGCGGCTGGTATATCGCTTACCGCTGATGGTATGAGCCAAGACCCAGAGACAGCCAGCGAGGACGCATGGCTGGAAGTATTGGTCGGTGCCTCCAAATATCAAATTCCTATGTACCTGAACACCTAAGATTATGAGTGCAATAACGATGGAACGGGTTATGACGCTATTGGGCAGCGCCAGAGCGAACAAGCAAGAGGCGTATGAGAACATCTATCGCTACGAAGGCGCAATCATGGTTCTTGAAGCCATGCGGGATGACCTGCGTACACAGGAAATTGTCGAAGCTGCTAACGCGATGGGCGAACCGGAGCTGGACGAAGTGACACCGGGCAGCAATGGGTCTGCGGAAGTCCAGCCCGCAGACCGAATCACGGAGGCTGGATAATGGCTGGAACTGTAACTACAACTGAAAAGATAACCGGCAGCGTGAAGAAAATAACCTTTGATTGGACCTGCGACTCGGCTGGAGATGCAACCGCTACGACCACGAACGTTTATGACGGCAAACTGCAACTGGTCGTCACAGATCCAGGTGCCACCGCACCCACCGACAACTATGACATCACGTTATCAGATGACGATAGCCAGGACTTGTTAGCGGGAAATGGTGCCAACAGGGACACTGCCAACACCGAATATATCACACAGGCGAACTGCGGAGCAGTTGCAGGAAGCACGCTTGCGCTGGCTGTATCGAACGCCGGTGATGAGAAGGTCGGGAAAGTATACGTATACATTCGATGAGTGAACGGGTCGCGGCGTTCATTGTCAATTACAACATGCCTGAGCGTGCCGACGCACTGGCGCAGCACATCAAGAACACGTCGGCACATCCGGTTGATGTGTACCTGATTGATAACGGCAGCGACATCATGCCGCCGGCAGAAAACACGAACGTCCGGCTGGAGAAAAACGTACAGACGACGAACGGCTGGCTGTGCGGATTGAAAGCCGCGGACAAAAAAGCGCCATACTTCGCTTATTGGTTTCTCATCACAAGCGCTGAGTTCGTGGACGCCGCTGACCCGTTGACGCCAATGGTCGAGTTCTTACAGGATAACGGGGATGCCGTAGGAATACACCCCGCCCTGACAGCTGACAGCACGACCGCCTGGGCGCACCTGTATGACCGTAAAACCGGATTACCCAGGCGAACATGGATGATAGACAATATCGCCAGTCTATACAAGGCAGAATGGTTCGACAGTATAGGACGCTTTGACGCTGAACTGGTTTACGGTTGGGGCATCGACCTGGAAACGTGTTACCTGGCAAGGAAAGCAGGTAAATCACTGTGGGTTGATGAACGTGTCCAAATAAAGAAAGTAACCGACATTGGGTATGCGATGGACCGCATGAACATGAAAGCGCATGTCAGGCGTGTAAACGCATCAAAGAACATGCAGGCTGTATTGAGTAAACGTTACGGCAGCATGTGGAGAAACGAGATACTCGGAAAGTATCGAACGGCAGAGATGAAATGACACTAACCTATGAAGCCCTTTACGCGATGATAAAAGAGAACATCACAGGGCGTATTGGCATCACCGAAGACGAAGGACACCTGCTGCACAAAACCATCAGCCACGGCGACCTGTACCTGGAGGTCGGCTGCCTGTGGGGCGGTACGTCGATATTGGCGGCAGATAAAGCAGACCGTGTTATTACCATCGACTTTATGATGGGCGGATTCTGGGACAGTATTGACCCAGTTGCCAAGAGGAAACCAAGCGCAACACACATCCTGGACAACTTCACAAAGTTTAGGGTAGCACACAAGGTAAGCATAATAAAGGACTTCTCATATCCATTCCCGCTACCGCCTGACATCCAGCCGGACGTATTTCTGATTGACGGTGGTCATTCATACGAGTGCGCCTTGCAGGACTGGAACACTGCCAGGGAAATTACCAAGCGGGCGATCCTGCTGCACGACTTCCACAGGGGCAACACTCACAAAGGCGTCTGGGCGATGGGGCAAGAAGTAGCGATGAAAGACCCGGAGTGGGAACTGACCGATCATGTGCAGTCAATGGGACTGTTTACGAGGCGGGAATAATGCCACTTGTCACCGTAGTTCTGCCGACCTACAACCGCCCGAAACTGCTGAACCGCACGCTGTTGACCATCTCGCGGCAGACGTTCAAGGACTTTGAAACCATCGTGGTAAACGACTGCGGGCAGGATGTTAGCAACGTGGTCGCCCACTATCCGTTCGCCAACTATGTCGAACGGGAAATAAACGGCGGATTATCGGCGGCGAGAAATACAGGCATCGGTTTTGCAGAAGGCAAGTACATCGCTTACATGGATGACGACGATATATGGTTTCCCGAACACTTAGAAGTTTTAGTGGAGCATTTGGAAACCATACCGAATGCGAAGGCGGCATATACCGACTGTTACCGCTGGTTCAACGAAAATTATTTATTGACCGGAACAGATAAGGCGACCAAGTTAGGCGAGAAGAAACGAAACGTGGCTGCAATTATCTGTCTTATGCACGAGTTGGAATGCCTTGACAAGGTTGGACTATTCGATGAACAACTGCGCTGTATGGAAGATTGGGACTTTCTGTTCAGATTTGTTGAGTATTACCCATTACTGCACATAAGGCAGTACACCGCCGCATACAGTAAACGTGGTGCGCCTGACCAACTGACAACGCACATTGATGAGATGGAAGCCGCCTATGATTTTATTGAGAAGCGACACGGACGATCACCGAGACGGTCGAAAATGGAGTTGCCAGTATGACGATTACTAACGGATACGGAGATTTACAGGGATACAAGAACCGCTACATGGACGGCGACCTGACTGACCGCGACGACGACCCCGCCATTGAAGCGGCAATCGAGAGTGTATCTCGATTGATAGACAATATTTGCGGGCGCAGGTTCTACACTGCTGATGAAACCCGTTACTTCACGCCGGAGCATCACGATTATTTGAACATCTATGACCTGGTGACGATAAGCACGCTAAAGACGGACGAGAACGCTGACCGCACGTATGAAGTCACATGGTCCACGGGCGATTATGACCTGATGCCCTACAACGCACAGGCGGACACTTATGACATGACGCCTTACACCTGGTTGGAAACCGCCCCACTGGGAGACAACTACTTCCCGTTGAGCAGGAAATCAGTAGAGATTGTGGGTACATGGGGATTTGCGACCAACGTACCGCCCGCTGTCAAGGAAGCCTGCTACCTGGGCGCACACCGCACGATGAAACGCCACCAGACGGCATTGGGCGTGAGTGCATCGCCATCACTGGGACAACTCCAGGTACAGGTAAGGCAGTTGCGTAGTGACCCTGATTTTATGGCATTGGTGCTGCCATACGTGAGAGCGACCTATGGCTGAGATAAAAGACGTTGTGCGTGAGATTGCGGAGCAGATCCGCAACCGAGTTGAAGGTATCCGGCGCGTTCCAGAAGCGCCACCAGAAAGCAATGACGTATTTCCGTTTGTTGTCGTCTACCCGCTAACAGGTGAATACGACCTGCACACACCGGAAGACATGGTCGGTTTGCACAGCATCAACATAGAACTTCATGTAGCGCGCAAAGACTTGGCGCGTGACTTCGGTACGCTGGTGGACATCATGGACGACATACCGCGCGAACTGTTAGACGCCCTAACAGACGGCGACATTGGAGAAAGTTCCAGCGACGTAAACTTATCGACATTTGGAGCAATCAATTATACATTCCGCGCTCTTGAGTGGGCGGGCGTTGAAACATTGGGTGTTACTTACACCATAAACGAAGTGAAAGTGAAGGCGAACTTGTGAACCACAATTTTTTTAACAAGATGCACTGGTGGTTGATTTGCTTTATCGGCAGTTTTATATTCTGGCTGCTGTTCATCATAGTTCTTGGGTGGTTACTATGAGCGAAGTCAGGCCCGTCGTATTCTGCCCGTGGCAGGCGGCGATGATGCACCCAGACCTGGTGCTGCCACCACTCTTTGAGATAGCGCGACAGATACCGTTTATCCACGTTCACGCAGCGCCGATTGCACAGATGCTTAACCAGGCGGTTGATGTATTCATGCAAACAGATTTTACACACTTTGTAAATCTTGACATCGACCACATTCACCCCGCCGATGTAGTTCACAGGTTGGGCAGGGACGTATTACAACACCCTGAAATCAAGATGATTGGTGGCTTGAACTTCGCACGACCGGAACCACACGTACCATGTGCCTGGATTGAGCGCGATGGCGAAGTGGTCCGCATGACGGACTGGATTGACTGCATTGAGCCGGTGGAACTACTCGGTTTCGGGTGCGTGATGATTGCCCGTGATGTCTTTCAGCAGGTCGAGCCGCCCTGGTTTATGTACGACTATTCAGATATGAGCGCCGGGGAAGATTACCAATACCCTGGCAGCGATATGTATTTTTGTAAAAAAGTAAGAGACGCGGGCATAAAGATTTACTGCGATACCAGTATTACAAGCCCACACATTGGCTATAAGTTAGCCGGAAAGGAAAGTTATGAGCGACAACGGGAAAGAGTACCAGCCTGATTACTCGGTATTGAACAAGTGGCCTGTGAGGGCGTGGAAGTGGCCCAAGCCAGTTGTATTCGTGCCGTGGATGCAATCGCTACCATATGCCGATGAGGTACTACCAAACTTCTTAGAAATTGCCAGCATGGGCGTGCCGTTCCTGCACCGTAGTTATGGTTACGCAGAGCGAGTATTGAACCTGGCGGCGTGGGATTTCTTAGAAGCGGATGACTACACCCATTTGATTATTCTGGACAGCGATCACACACACCCGGTTGACATCGTTCAACAGTTATGCCGGGTTGTGATTGAAGATCCGCAGCGTTTAGTAGTTGGTGGATTGAACTACAAGCGCACCCCACCCTACAGTCCGTGTGCATGGGCGAAAGGTAAAGACGGGCGGGTGGGCAACCTGCTGGAGTGGTCGCCCGGACTGTTCAAGGCCCACCGCATCGGCAGCGCTAACATGATTATTGCCCGTGAAGTATTTGAGCGATTAGATCCGCCGTGGTTCTTGAATGAATACAACGACGAACTAATGACCACGGATGGGTATGACACATTCTTTTGTAATAAGTGTCACGATGAGGATATAGACATTTGGTGTGATACGCGCATCAGCAGTCCGCACATGGCAAGTATGCGCGTCACAGAACGGGCGTTCAGGACTTATCTGGAAATGAATCCAGTTGAACATGAGGAGGTAACAATCAATGATTAGATTGAAGTATATCGGGAACGCATCTATCCCAGGCGTCCCAGCTCGCGATCTATCGCACGATGAAGCGAAGAAATACGGCATACTGCGGCTGGTGCGTTCTGGGTTGTATGCGGAAATCAAGCCGCCTGTAAGGCAGAAAGCGAAGGTAGAGACAGAGCTACCAGAGGAGTAAACAATGGCAGGTATAAGGAAATTACGAAAGATCCAACTTGGTAGGGAAACGACTGCCGGGACGAACGTTTCGGCCTCTACCATTTGGCGCGGGACCGGCGTTATTGACGACAATTTAGAAGTAATCTTTGTTGAAGAAGATGTCGGTTATAAGTCCGGCGTTGACCGCACGATGATACCAAAGGTTGAGGCAATGCTGGAACTTGAAGAAACACCAGCGACGTTTGAGCAGTTGCCGCACATTCTCGACATGGGCGTTGAAGCGGCTACCGCATCGGCGGACGGTTCTGGTAGTGCTTATATTTACAACTACCCATTTGCCGAGAACACCGACACCCAAACCGTCAAGTCGTATTCGATTGAAGGTGGAGACAACACCCAGGAAGAAGAATTTAGTTATGGGTTCTGCACAGGTTTCAATCTGAGCGGCGCTGCTGGTGAAGCAGTAACCATGAGCGCGACGGTTGTTGGTCGGCAGGTATCAGCCGACACGTTCAGTTCAACAGCGACGTTACCAACCGTTGAGGAAGTGCTATTTAGCAAGGGCAAGTTATATATTGACGATTCCGATGGGGCATTCGGCGGAACACAGAAGACCAGTACATTCAGGGATTTCAACCTGGAGGTTGACACTGGATGGCGTGCGGTTTATACCGGCGACGGAGAATTGTATTTCACGTTCTTGAAAAACGTCGGCGCTGAAATTACGCTTGACATCACCTTTGAGCATGACAGCACCGCAGTTGCTGAAATCGCAAACTGGCGCGCAGAGACGGCGCGGTTGATCCGCTTGGACTTCCTGGGTTCGACTGTAACAACCGCTGGTACATCGTATGGAACGAAAGCGTTGCGGATTGACCTGGCTGGTAAGTGGGAATCGTTTGAGCCATTGGACGACACGGACGGCAACGACACCGTGACCGGAACATTCAGATCCCGCTATAACAGCACCGCTTCTGAATTTGCAATCATCAGGGTAGCCAACCTGTTGGCGTCCCTGCCGTAGTGAAAGGCAATTGAATGTCTGAAATCAAGTTTGACGTACCAGGACCAGATGCGCCGGGGTTCCTGCGCAGACAGCGCAAAGTGTTGGAGTTCCAGCAAAGTCTGTCAGGAACACCGACGCCCGATATGTTGGATGCGTTGGTTGACTTCCTGGCAGATTTCATCACCGACCCACCCAAACGGGAAGATGCGGTCAATGCGTTATGGGATGCCACCCAGGAGCAGTTCGAGCTATTGCTGAAAACGCTAGGAGGGCAAGACGAAGAAAACCCTACCGAGTGACGCGCAAAGAGCGGGGAGAAATCCGCACGTTCTTCAAGGGACACCCGGCATACGTGCCTCAGTGGGTGCTCATCTTGCAGGCGGCGGACTTCGACCCGTTACGAGCGCAGGAAATCGAAGAGCGATTGACTGGGCGCTGGTGGAATTACTACCAGGTAGCGACACGCGAGCGCACGAAGGTTGAACGGGCGCAGGCTAGGAAGGTGAAGCGTGGCAACTGAAAAACTAAATATCGTCATCACGGCACAAGACAAAGCCAGTGGGAAGATTCAAGGTATATCAGGCGCACTAAAAGGCGTCGGGCAAATCGCTGGCGGTATTGTTGCATCACAGGCGCTTGGATTCGTTGCTGGCGCAGTTGGCGATTTAGCCAACGCAACTATAGATTTGGTCAAGCAGGCACCGAAACTGAAAGGCATCAAAAAAGGATTTGAATCCATCACTGGCAGCCCATTGGAGGCGCGAAAAACCTTATACGCAATGCAGGAAACATCCAACTGGATGGTTTCCAATACCGACCTGATGAAATCTTACAACCTGGCTGCCCAACTTGTTGGAAAGACATTTGCAGATCAGTTACCAGAAGCAATGATGTATCTTGGTAAAGTTGCTGGCTCAACAGGTCAAGACATCGGTTATCTGGTGGACAGTCTAGTAACTGGTGTCGGGCGCGAATCGAAAATGATTCTAGACAATCTTGGAATCACGGTCAAGAGCATGAACGACCTATTGACCGAGGAAGCAGCACGCCTTGGTATATCTGAAAGTGAGTTCAAGGATTGGGCTGATTCGATGGATAATGCCACGCGCAAGGCGCTGCTGATGGATCATGTAATGGATTTGTTACAAGAAAATACGGCAGATATGGAGACGGTTGTCGATCCATTTCAGCAGATGGCAGCAACGTTCCAGAATTTCAAAGACGATTTAGCAACGACTATCGGACCGATACTACTACCACTCGTGCAAGATTTGGCTAACCAACTTAATTATTTTGTGACATCTGATGAATTCTTAGATTGGATTGAGGAAACCGCTACATGGTTAAATAATAATTTAGTGCCGACGCTACAGCGTTTAATCGACCAAACGCATGGGATGGGTCGCAAGTTTGGAGAACTGAGAACCATTATGCAGACAGTCGGTACCATTTTAAAACCGTTTGTCGAGGGCTGGAAACTACAGGTAGAGGTATTTAGGCTGATAAAGCAGGGCATAATGAACCTAATCAATCCGCTGATTAATTTTAAAACACACCTAGAAAATATCAAAACTGCATTACCGGACTGGCTAACGCCGGGATCACCGACTCCGCTGGAGATCGGGCTGCGCGGCATTGCCAATGCGCTGGGCGATGTGGTTCACTTTTTCGGTGTGTTGGGAAGCGGCATCTCGCATCTGTTCAATTTTGGTGAACTGATGGGTGCTGAGGAGTTCGGCGGTCTGGCGGGCGGTTTTGATCGCATGTACGACTCGGCCATGCGACTGGTGGGCGGGCTGTGGAATATCATCAACACGGTCAAGGTCACCGCGGCGGGCGTGCAGCATCTTTTCGAGTGGGGTGAGCGCATGAGTCACGTCGAGTTCGGCGGCGTGAGCCGCAGCATGGAAGGCGTTTATACGTGGGTAATGAATGTTGCGAGCGCGATGCACCATTTGAATATATGGATCACGGCGGTTATCGTGCGGATCGGTCAGCTCGCCGCGCAATTTATGAAATTATCA